CGCGATTTCTGCTGCTGTAATTGTTGCGCCTGCAATTTGATCTGCTGTAATTGTGGCAGTGGCAATATTAGACGCGGTAATTGTAGTCGCAGCAATTTTAGCACCGGTAATTGTACCTGCAGCAATTGATACTGCTTCAATGGTTCCTACTGCTAGTTTAGATCCAGTTATGGTTCCTGCTGCAATTGATACTGCTTCAATTGTTCCTGCAACAAGTTTTGCTCCAGTAATAGAAGCGGCAGCAATGCGGTCTGCATTTAATGTACCAGTCGAAATTGCGCTCGCGTCTAAGTTTCCTACTGCCAGATTTCCAAAACCGTAGGCTTCCCAAGCAGAACCAGTCCATCTATTTGGTTTATTATCTGCACTAGAATCAAACCAAAGATCTCCAATAGCATGAGTTCCTGTTGGTGCTGTTGCTTGGCGGTAAACTTTATTTTTTCCGTCTGCGGTTGTTTGTGCTGCAGTTGCCGCTGCCGATGCTGCTGCCGCTGCAGCTGTTGCTGATGCTGCTGCACTTGCCGCTGCTGCCGCTCCTGCTTCTGCCGCTGCAGATGCGGTTAAAGCCGCTTGAACTCCAAGATCTCTTACAGAAACCCATGCGGTTCCTGTCCAGTAATACTGAATATTATTATCATCTGTATCAAACCAAACATCACCTTCAGTTAATGGATAAACAGATCCATCTGGTGCAGTTGCTTGACGATAAATATGATTTTTACCATTGACAGCAACTTCAATGGTATCAATTTCGGTTTGAAGTTCATCTACTTCTTCTGTTGTTGCAGCAACGATAGGAATAATAGATGTTGTAGTCATGCCTGTCGAAGTAACTGTAATCGGTGTAATTACGATTTGCGGACAAAGTGGCATTACTTCCCCCTAAAGTGTAATAGTGTAAGGGTCAACTACGGATGTAAAATAACTAATTCTCCAATTATCTGCAGTTATAGAATGAGCTAGTCCTTCTACAACACAGTTAATTGTAATATTTCGTCCATCGTAAGTTAAACGCTTTACTTGGACAAGATCATTTAGTTCTGTTTCTAGCATATCAGTTGCAAGTGCGCCAATACCAATTGCCGTAAAATCGATTTGTTCTGCCAATACAACTGCATCAGCATCTTTTCTAGCAGCATATAAAGCAAGATTTGCTGCACTAGTTTCGTTGAATATTGGAGCATCAAGTTTTTTAGACTTAAGTCCATAAGTAGAAACACTAGAAGTAAACTTTGCTGTCTTTTGAGCTTTTTTTGGACCCCTAAATACTATTGCTTCATTGTAAACATAATCAGTTCCAGGATTAGTAATGATGCCATCATAACCAACACTGTTTGCATCACCTTGGTCACTAAATAATAATCTTGTTGGTCTAGTAAACTTATCAGATATAGGAACAAGAGTTGCAATACCTGATCGACTTACATAGAATCGTCCACCAACACAGTTGGCACATTGTTCTAACATTTCAAGACAACTCATGTTTTGTTTTGTTTTTTGCATAACTGTTGTTCCAGTAAGACTACGTCCGCCGGTCCATTCAGCAAGATCAAGTGCTCTAGTTGCTCTAGCAGAAGCAGCTTCTGAAAAACTGCTAGTTGCTAATGCTGGCGCAATTGCCTTGGCAATCTGTGCAAGACCATCTACAAATGTCAACGACACGGTAGGATAAATACCTTGATTGACTTCATTGTTCTCTAGATAACCTGTAAAGATGGTTGTAGAGTTACCTTGAATTCTTACTTGCATTCCTGCAATTAAAATTCCATACCATGGACTCGATGTGTTGCTTGGATCAAATGCTCCTGATTGGTTGTTCAATACAACATCAGCAGTTCCAGCTTCTAAAAAGTCATTTTGGTATTGCCGACCTCTACGGATCTCAACAGATAACAAAAGATTAGCACTAACAGCTGTGAAAGCTCCACCATTACTAAATGAAACTGTAAGTGAAGGTGCATTTGCTGGCATTACAGCACCGCAAACTGACTGCCACCACGTCGGCGCATAAGAGTTGCAAGACCATTCTTAATACCATTTACAAGATCACCTTGTGAAACAACAGAACCGGCAACGTTTACCGTGATGTTTCCACCGTTCATTGTTGTATTCTTAGCAATGTTTCCATGTCCAGCAGATGCTAGCAATGAGATCGTTGGACTGGAAATACCAAGTTTTGCTTGCTTAATTTGATTTTTCCTAATTGCTTCAAGAGTAATTGGATCAGTTTCTTTAAGTCCTTTTAATCCGAATTTATTGCGTAGTTTAAGTAACAATTCAGTTGCTTGTACTTCGCCTTTAGTTGCTGCGGTTACTTTATTTGTTGCTGATGTAATTTTATCTAAACCCTTAGTGTAATCATCTGCTTCAACACTAAGACCTTTAAGATCTACGCCAAACTTACCAAGTGCATCTGTTGCTTTATCAGAATCGCTATTAAACTTCTTTGCAGCAAGACCCATACCAACTAAAGCAACACCAAATGCTGCAGCACCAGCGGCTGCTGAAACTCCACCTGTAGCAAGAGCAGTAGCGGCAGCAGATGCTAGAGAGACTGTACGTAAAGCTTTCATAACAGTAATAATTGCTTTAATACCACCAATAAGAGCAGTTGTAGCAGCTGCAACTTTGCCACCAAAAAAAGCAGCAACAATTATTGCACCTAGAGTTGCAAATACTTTTGCATTACGTGCTACAAAACTAAAAAGATCAAAAGTAAGTTGGAAGAAAGCAACACCGTAAGCAATTGCCGTCTTAAATGCTCCAGCAAGTTTTGCACCATTTTGTTCAACCCAAGCAGAGAGCGCTGGAAGTACTTTATCTCTAATAACGCCAGCTAGTTTTTCTAAGAAAGGAATTAGTGCATAACCAATTTGATCTAAGATCTGATTAAATGCAAGTTGCAATCGGACTAACTGAAACTCAAAAGTTTTAGCTCTTTCATTTGCTTGACCACCAAAAGTATCACCAAGCGATTTAAGAATAGCGGTCAAGTCCTTGGCTTTAACTGCATCTGCATCAAGTGGAACACCCAGTCGAGTTAAAGCTGTAATATTTCCACCAACAGCTTTTGCAAGTGCAATAGAAACTGCTTGTAAGTCCTTGCCAGTTGCAGCAGAAACATCTAAAGCTAATGCTTGAAGTGTTTGTGCTTGTGTTACATCTCTAGTTGCTTGGGTTAAAATCTGAAGAGATGGAATCAATTCTTTATTATCAACACCAACCATTAACTCAAGTTTGTCTAAGTATAATTGAGTTGCAGCAATTGCACCATCAGTTGCTCCGGTAACATTGCGTAAAGCTGTTGCTAGTGCTGTCTGTTGCTTCTGATCTTCCATTGCACCACGGACAGCATCTTTTCCAATTTTTGCTGCAAATGCTGCTGCGGCTAAAGTGGCTACACCGAAAACTTTTGCGGTCTTGTTGGCAAAGTCGTTAAACTTCTTTTCCATCTTGCCAATATCTTTAATTGCTGACTTTGTGCCTTTATCAGAGTATTGGGTAAGAATGCGGGCAACTACTGCACCAACTGCCATATTAGTTTACCTTTCCCGCTGAATCAAGATGATTTTGTAATTCACGTTTTGCGTCTTCTAAAGCTTTTGCTACTACTTTTTCAATGCGTGGTCTTTCTTTATCTACGACTTTCCAGACAAGACGAGAAGCTTTACCAAACCAATTAAGTCTTTCAATAAACGACCCACTTTTTTTATTGCGTCCTGAAAGTTCAAATACTTTACCAGCATCAGATGTATTTAACAAAGCACCAGCACTTGTTGTGTAATCTTTACGAGTACGTCTTTGTGCTTTAGAAACAGTAATTCCTGCTTTAATTGTTGACTGATCCCAAGCAGGCCAACCAGAACCACCCCAAGTTCGTCCACTTACAGCTGCTGTTGGTCTCCAATTACGCATTGGAGTATTGGTTGTTCTACTCTGAATACTATCTACTAAACGATGAGCAGCACCTTCAGCATTATTTAATTCAGTATTGACTATTTTGTTAAACTTAGCGACAGCTTTTTTATCAAACTCTTTTAGAGCTTTGATAGTTGGTTCTATACCAGTCAAAATGATTCTTGTGTCGTCTTCCACTTATTTACCTTTTGCTCGCTCTTTAAGATAAATAGTAATAGCCTCAAGTATGCCTTCAGGCGCATCTATTAGATCTATTGGTGAAATACCAGTTTCCACCGAGATAGCTGCTACGTTATACGTTAAGCTGTCTCGGTGGATCCGAAAGAATCATCTGAATCCAATTCAGCCGATACAATTGTATCTAAGAATTCTGGACCAAATGGTTTTACAATAACTCCGTTAGATTGCATACACTTCCATGCTAACCAATAAATATGCTCGACTTTTTGTTCTTCACCAAGCAGTTTAGGCATTCCCTTGCCATATTGTTGCTCGAATGCAACTATGACACGGGGAGTTAGTTTGTAAGTTATTTGATTGCCATCTGTTGTTTTTACTTTGATTCCAAGACCGTCCATGATTTCCCCCTTGTTAGATTAGGATTTGGTAATTGTACCACTGATTGGCCAAGTTACAGATGCAGTTGCAAGTTCACCTACGGCACCATTTAGTGGTGTCCATTCTGAAACTAAAGCTGTAAAACTATATACAGGTGATGTTCCAGCTACTGGACGAACAGTAATTGAAACTCCTGTTCCAAGAGTTGGATAAATAACTGCTTCCAAAGCTCCTGCAGCATAGTCTTGATTAAACTCAAGAGCAACGCTGTTATCGGCAAGTCCAGCCACACGTGTGCGCGCGGTGTTACCAAAAGCTGTAGTTTCTACAACATCGTAAGTAGATCCTAGAGTCACAGAAGTAACATAAGATGAAATATCTGTTGTTCCAAAAGTAACCGCTACGTTAGTTAATACAATACGTGCCATTAGATTACCGCCTTAGTTACTTCGCCGCTGATTGGCCAGGTTACAGATGCAGTTGCTAATTCTCCAACTGCTCCATTCAATGGAGTCCACTCTGAAACTAAAGCCGTGAATGTATAAGATGGATTATCAGATGCTGTTGTCGCACCATTTGGCTTAACTACAACCGCTGTTGTAGCTCCAAGTAGTGGATAAATTGTTGCTTCAACATTGCTTGTTGCATAATCCTGATGGAATTCAATTGCTACTGAATTATCACCAAGTCCACCAATACGTGTACGTGCGGTTGAACCGAATGCAGTTGTTTCTACAACATCGTCATTTGTTGTTAGAGTAACACTTGCAATATGATCAGAAAGATTAACTGCATTGATAGTGATATATGCGTTGGTAAGAACTAAACGGGCCATTATTCGTCCGCTCCTTTTTCTATTGCTGGTTTGGTTGGTGTATTACTTGATAAATGGTCACCCTTAACTAGTGCTTCAGGGTTACAACCAGCATCGAGTAATTCTTTTTCGGTGATTTGTTCACCTTTTTTCTTGTCTCCGAATACAAAATTATCGGATTTTATTGTATATGACATTATGCTCCATCTCCATATATGGTTACTTGATATCGGTATGATAAATATTCAACATCAGCAGCTTGATAAACTCCTGATTGAGCCGCAGTGACTCTAAGCGTATCTACTTCTCCACCGAGAGTACGATCTGATTCAATTGCTGCTTTTATTGAATAATCTCCTGAACCAGAAAGATATTTATCGAGTTTATCTTGGCCTGTTCTTTCAGAGAATCTTTGGACAATAACCATTACATCTATATTTGCTTGATCTAAACCACGAGCATTGTTAAGATCAAACGTAAGATCTAATTGACCAATTATTGCACATGGTGGAACAATTACATCAGGGACTAAATCATAAACTCTGAGTCCATCTATTTCTTGTAAATTGTTTTTTAATCCTTCTCGGACTTTACTTGGTAGCATTAGTATGCAACTCCGTTTAACTTTTTAAGTGGACGGATCAATGCTTCAACATCTGGATCTAATCTAGAAGTTAGTCTTACTGTTCCCATATCAACAGAACCGGCAACTCCAAAAGGAGATTGCTTGCGAATAAATAATCTAGATGCTTGTAGACGTGCAGCTAAATTGATCTCTGCAGGTACAGCAGACCATCCCCATACTCCTGTAATACGTACAGTTTGAGGATATAAACGAGGGAAAAGATAACGATCTACAGCTAAAATACGAGTATATGGCCAACCTCTACGTGGATTATTTATTGGCTCCACCATATAATCTGTTGCAGACCAAACAGTTGTATAACTACGGTTAAAATTATCATCTGTTGCAATTTCACTAATGGAAACAATATCATCGGTATTGCAGATCCACCAGTCATTTGGCGTATAGTAACGAATTACAGGAGCTGCAGAAGTTCCATCTTTGTAAAAAAATCTACCTGTGTAATCATCAATCATTCTACAAGCAGCAACAATTGCAGCTTCTATAGCTAAATCATCGTTGATGTCTTCGATTGCAAGAGCATTCTTTACATCCGATAGGGTGCAATAGGCGTTTGTTAGTGCCATGCGTTATCCTTTTCTCTAATTTAGGCTGCATTGCTCGTTCTAAATCGGGCAAAGCTGTTGCTGTTTGTTTTTTCTTAAATAGTTTCATTGTTTTGCCGTTCCATATGGTGGGCTTCATGTAACCAATACCGTTTTTGGTGTGGCAATATAGCGCCTGTATTAGCATGGATAGGAAAACCTAAATGCTTGATTTTGCGGCAAAATAGTAGATCTTCACTTATCCATTCACCGTTTATTGGTCCATCCCAAAACCAACACCAATTTGTACCTTGATTTGGATCTGCAGTTTCACGCATTTTCTCAAGCACGCTGCGGTGAATTAGTATACAGCCAGTACCAGCAGCATCAATCTCAAAAACTGAGTTGCGCTTATAGTCATTTATTGGTGCAAATCCTTTTTCGGTATCCTTAAATATCAAAGGAACAGGAATAGGATAAAGATTTTCATTTGCATCCCAAGCTGCAAAATAAAGTCCTGCCACAACTGGTCTATCTTTATCATGAGCTGTTTCAATTAACTTATCAAATGCTTGGACACTTAACTGCTCATCGGTATCTATCATTAGCAACCAGTCGGACTTTGTGTGATCTAAAAAAGTTGCAACTACACGATTACGTAATTTACTTAATAAACCAGATCCTTCAATTCTAATAAATGGACCTAATCGTGAACTTCTTGCTTGTGCAAGTTGTAGCATTGTGTATGCCCAAGCAGCGTTAACT